AAAATCACGGTAGTTCGCGACGTAATCAAGGTACTCCTGACGGGTAAGGTCAGCGTAGGCCTTGTCGGGGTCAGAGACTGTCGGTAGATCATTCGCGGTTTGCCCCGCAATGATTCGATCTTGTTGCTCTTTTGTTAAGTTATAAAAAAGGCTCATCAACCCATTCCGTATTTAAATCGATTTTTAAAGCCCTGAATGGGCTGACCATAATTATTAACCGGTGTAAAGAAAGTACCCGTACCCTGTTTTGCCTGCCCCGCTTTATTGTATGAAGTGCCACTTGTTTGCATATTGTCAAAGCCCTGCAGCGCAGCAGATGTAATTAATTGAGCAGCGGCTCCGTACAACGCGTCTTTTTCGGTCTGCTTAGCTTGCGCTCTAGCAAGCACTTCAGATGTGCCTAACCGCGCTGCTTCCGCCATGCCTGTTTTTGCGTCCGCAGCCTGCTTTCGTGCTATACCCAGCACGTTAGTCTGCATCGTATTCTGAATCTCTTTACCTGCGGCGCTGGCTCCTTGCAGCTGTCCTTGCAACGCCGTGTTTATATCGCTAGGTAAATCACTCATCTGGGTACTTCTGTAGCCAGACGGCGTTAACGCTTGCATCGTGTCGGCGTTAGCGCGGCCTCGCAGCGTTGCAGAGAAATCCTCGTTCATGGACTTATCGCGCATCTGCTGCAAAAGTGGGTCATAGTTCTGCTTGAAGAACCGATATTCAGCCATGGCAACCGATGCGTTCGCCTTGTCAGCTTCGCTTGGTTCGTAATCGGATTGACTTGGTCCTTTACCCATTTTGCATATCCCGCCTGTAAATCACCGTCTCTTTTTCCCAACCAACAGACTGTTCTATGTACTCACCTAGTTGCTCGTGGCGAGTTCTTACTTCAATAAAACTAAAACCCGCGTCGTAAGCAACTTGCTCAAAAAACCCTACGCACTGTGCCGCTATGTTCATGCCTTTCTTTTTTGCCCAAGCGAACCAAATCAGCAATGTTCGTTTACCGCTGTAAGGGTCAGTCAACCCCGTCGTTACCACAAACCCATCATCTGTAACCCACAAATGTGCAGACTCTGTTTTGCATGCCGTAAAAACGTCTTCGGGGATGACATCAATAAAGGGATCTTCATTAAGAATCTCTTCAAGCCCCGGCCTAACCCAACCCCAATGCTCGCGAATATCTGCAATAACTGGGTCACGCGATTTCTCGTCCATACTTCTTCCTAGAAAGACCATAGGACCGGTGAACTCCTCCGTACCGGACCTTCCTTGCGATTGGCATGTCGCCATGTCGCGCTTTTGTTTCAGCATCTTTGATGCCTTGCTGGAACAAACTGCCGTACACCTGCGCGCCCGCGTAGTCCGTCCACTCTTTGCTTGGCAGACGAAGCAAACGGAACAGCGCTCCATTGATAATAGTGTCTCGGTAGTCGTCCATAATTTCGTTTTCGCAAGCTGTCGACGTATGCGTCGGCTTCAGCTGCACACGTAGCACAGTGCTAGACACAATGGTTTCGTTTGGAACGGGCACCAGCCAGAACAGCGCTTGCGAGGGCTTCACAAAATACTCAGGCTCGCCACGCTTGTCCGCGTCCCGCCAGCTGGGTTTACGTTGCTCTAACAGACTAGTGCTGATCGGCTCTAGATCCTTGCCCTTGTGAACTACCCACAGAACCTTTTCAACTACTGTGTTCGCCGGAGGCTCAAGGTCGTACTCATATAACCCCGCTACAGTAGTCACTGGGTCAAGCTCGGCCTGATACACCCCAGACTTTTCGCATAGCTCTATCACAGCTGCTCGGATGTTGCTTTCGATTAGCGTATCGGGGCACCCCGGCACCATAGGGATGACCTCGGGGAGTAACGATTCGTAAAGTATCGCCATTTACTGAGCCATCATCTGCCCACCGGCAGTCAAATTAGGATTTGGAAGTGACTCGGCGTTCGGCGTTGTGATGAGATCAACTTGCGCTTTGCCTGTTACAGACGCTGTAAATAGCTGGAAGTGGTTAGCCGCGCGCTGGCTGTTACCTGCGTATTCCGCGTCCTTCATGTAAGCCATATACAGCACGTAGTTCATAACCGCATTGGCATAAATATCTGGGATAGACAGATTGTCGCTTGCGGTGACAGTAGTTGGATTAGAAGAATAGACGATTTCTATATAAGCACTCCCGCTTACGCCGGGGTATACATAAAAATTACGCGGATCCTGTTCGTCGTACATGTAGTGTTTGACGACAGATCCATGTGCTGCATCGCCTGATACAGTCGGGTCGTGCCAATCAGGTGTCTGGGCGTCAAGAATCTCGCGCGAAACTAACCGAATAGACCGCTTTCCAGTACCCCCGCTCGCAGCAGACATGTTACGTACAACGCGCAACAGCCGGTTGCCCGCGCTTGGGATCGACTGCTTCGTTCCAGTGACAAGCGTAATCGTGTCATTAGTGGCAGATGCGTCGGGCTTTAGCAGCGCTATTTCACGCTGCGCGTCATTCACCCAAAGAATGAGCTCGGACGTTTCGGGCCACCGGATACCAGTTGTATCCTGCAAAGTAACTTGAACTCTATCGATAACACTTGCTACTGAAACGGCCATTATATTTCCTCGTTAAGAATTAAGCGCTTGTTCCCAAGCCTGTTCACGCTCTTCCGGCGGGACTGTCCTACCGGCTGCTTTATTTACGACAGCCGCTTTCGGAGTGCCGTCTGATTTAAAGTTGTCAGGGTCAGCTGAATCGATCAGATCATTCATGACTCCGACTAATGCTTCCTCTTCATCCTTCGTGATTAATGGTTCATCGATCACGACTTCATGAGTGACTAAAGGCTCATCTGCACGTCTTGCACCCATGGTTATGGCCTTCAGGCCTATGTCGTCTCCGAGTTCTCGTGGAACCCCGGCTTGGAGTAACACCGCCGTACCACCTAGCGTCGTCACTCGTAAATCTTTGTCGGAAATCACTTTCATCACTTAATCCTTAAAGAAAAACCCCCTCCGAAGAGGGGGTGATCAGGTTTACTGAGCAGTGTCGAGACAGATAACGCCGAAGTCTTCAACAGAGCCGTTGTAGTCGCTGTTGTACTTAGGCTTACGCAGGCCGAAGATCTTGCCGATTGAGATACCAGCTTGGTTCTCGTAATCGAAAGTATCTTCTACGATCTCTGGGAGACCGATGTCAGCCATGGCGAGCGCTTGAGCACCACAGAACAGCGCGCGTGCACCAACTACGTCAGCGTCAGCACCCCACTTATAGCCAGCGTCACCAGCGTTACCGGAAGTACCGGTCGTCGCACCTTCGGTTGAGAAGACGTGGCGGAACTCATGGACCATCACACCATCAACCATCAGTGAAGCAGAGCCTGAGAACAGCTCGTTGTTAGGACCACGAACGCCAGCGTTACGAACGTTAGCGAGGAAGTCAGCGTCAAGCTTCAAGTTAGCCATCTGCTGCGGAGTGACAAACAGGTGGAACAGCTCCTGATTGCCCTGACCTCGCAGACCACGGATGTAGTTGTCTTTGGCGTAAGCCTTCAACTCTACAATGTGGCGATAGCCCAGCTTGTCGGTAGCCGTTACAGCCGTGGTATCTCCAGCAACGATGTCGTTACCTGAAATACGGCGGTGACGATTAGCAGTAGGCGCAGATACATCAGACGCGTACTCTAGGTCTACCAACTCATGCCCAGCGGATGCTGAAGTGGGGCGCAGGCCACCATTCGTCTTGTGCGTGTAAGCAACACCAGACAGCGTCAAGAACCCTAGCTGGTCCATGCGGTCAGCCATGGCATACGCCAGCATGTCGCGAGAGGTCTCACGGAAGTTGACGACAGACTTCTGGTCAGCCAGTCGGCCAGCGATTCGGTTCGCGAAACGCAGCTGATCAAGCTGAATAGTAATGTCGTAGCTTCTGAGAGCTTCTTCATTACCTTCCAGAGTGTTGTCACCAGTGATACCGTCTCCGGTCATGTCGGCGAGCAAGGTCAATACAGCGCGGGTGCCCTTCTCAGACTTGGTGAGTTCAGTGACTCGCTGGACCATGGCGTTAGAGCCACTACCGGCGAACTGGTTAATGAAAGATGCGTTGCGAGCAACACGCCAAAAATCGCGGCTCCATGCTGTTAACTGTTCAGTAGTCAGCGCCGCAAAATTAGTTAAAGCCATGATAGGCCTCCTTTTGCGATAAATACGACGGGCATACGCCCACTCATAGCCGACTTATGGAGCGGCTAATCCGTTTCCCCGTATCGTGAGGCGACGAACTAGCGCTTATTAGCGAGGCGCGACCTCGGCAGGTTTAACGCCTGTGCAGGCGGAGGTCGGTTTTAACGTGTACGACACGGCCTTCTATCGTTTAGGCATACGAATCTTAACTATATATTAGCGCCGGTAATATTTAAGCGCAAGACCTAACGCTACTTTGCCGTTTTTTTAGCCTTCGCTTTCTTCTTAGTCGAGGCTTTCTTCTTGCCGCGCTTTGCGCTGCATGGTTTTCCGTCGTGCATAACTAACTCCCTTTCTTCCACTTGGTTGATGACGACTTCGTCTTACTGGGCGACCACTTCACCTTGTCAGCCCAGTAAGCCGCTGAAAGGCAACCTTTGGCTATGTTCTTAGCGTGGCGCGACTTAAACGCCTTGCGCTGCCCAACCGTCTGGTTGGTTTTGACCCCCTGCTGACCAAAACGTATGGTTTTGACCTTACCACCACACTTAGCCACAACAATGTGTGACTTAGTGGGATGAGACGGAGTGCGTTTGGGTTTGTTGTACCCAGACACACCCGCCCTCGCGAGCCGGGAGTCTTTTTTCTCAGCCATTACAAAATATCCCCTCGTAATCGTTTGATTGTGGCGTCTGGCAGAGCGTTAAATTCGTCCTCAGACATGGTGGATACGTCCACGGCCCTTTCGCCCCGCGCGGCAGAACTCTCACCGGGTAATTCGGGCGGCTGTGACTCTGCAGCCTTCAGTTTTTTGCTCACTTCAGCCCGCTTTTTTGCAACTTCGTCCACAGGCTTCTGTTTCGGCGCAGTTGGCGCGTCCAAAGTGCTATTTGTAGGCTCTGAAGCTGCCAAATCGTTCGTTTTGATGACGAAATTTGCCGCTTTAGTCAACGCATCTA